ATGGCCTCACCTAATTCCAGACAAACTCTTATCGATTACTGCCTGCGTTCGCTCGGTCAGCCAGTAATCGAGATCAACATCGATGACGATCAAGTGTCTGATCGCGTGGATGAGGCCATTCAATTTTACCGCGAGTATCATTCGGATGCGATCATTCGCCATTACCGTAAGCATCAGTTGACTCAGCAGAACATCACTGACGGATACATCGATATTCCTGATCAGTTGTTGTTCGTGTCTCGTATCTTTCCTCTGGCTAACAATACCGTATCCTCCTCAGGTATGTGGTCTGCTCGCTATCAGATGCACCTGAATGACGTTTACGATCTTCAGTATGCCGGCGCTCTGGTCAATTATGAGATGACTCGCCAGTTCCTGGAGATGTTGGATATGCAGCTGAACGGTGTTCCGCCAGTACGATTCAACCGTCACATGAATCGCCTGTACATTGATCTTGACTGGGGATATCGTGCCGCGGCAGGTGAATACGTTTTAGTCGATGCGTACTCTGCGATCGATCCTGAGACCTACACCGACATCTACAACGATATGTTTCTGAAGAAGTACACCACAGCTCTCATCAAGCGCCAGTGGGGTATTAACCTAAAGAAGTTCGAAGGAATCCAACTTCCAGGTGGAGTCACGATGAATGGCCAACAAATTTACCAGGAAGCAATCGAAGAAATCAAACAGCTCGAGGACGAGATGGAGTTGAAGTACGAGAAGCCAGTGGACTTCTTCGTGGGATAATCCATGGCTCGCAACGTATACTTTTCTCAGAACGTCAAGTCCGAGCAGAACCTTTACGAGGATCTGATCGTAGAGTCGTTGAAGATTTACGGGCAGGACTGCTACTACCTGCCGCGTAACATGGTCTCTCGTGATATGATTCTGAACGAGGCCATCGAATCAAAGTTTGACGACGCCTATATGGTCGAGATGTACCTGGAGAACGTCGACGGATTCGAGGGTGATGGCGCTCTCATGACGAAGTTTGGTTTAGAGATTCGTGACCAGGCCACATTCGTGGTCGCGAAGCGTACCTGGGACAAGCTCGTCGGAGTCTGGAACAACGGTATCATCTCGAGCCGCCCCGCTGAAGGAGATCTGATCTATCTGCCTCTCTCAAAGAGCTTCATGGAGATCAAGTTCGTGGATCACCAATCTCCGTTCTACCAGCTCTCAAAGTTTCCGGTCTACAAACTCCGTTGCGAACTGTTCGAATACTCTAATGAGGAAGTCAAGACTGGTATCGATGAACTCGATAAGCTAGAGCGCCAGTTCAGCACAGAATACTTCTT